AGTTGCAATCAATGCAAACATTAAGTCGGCGGTTGCGGGCAAACCAAAAGATTCTGAAGTATCTGTCAAGTCAACATCACTGTTACCGTATCCACCTCGTGTGGTTTGTGTTGCAGTAACAATAGGGACATTGTTTTCAACCGCAAGGCCACGTAGTTCCTCTGCGATAGACTTAATAAGTGTGTATGAATTTGCACCGGCTCCAGGCTTAACTCTCGAAGATGAACATATATTTAGATAATCAATATAGATGATTTTCGGTCGAAAATTCTTTTTGAGTGACAATTCATTCAACAGGTGGCGAAAGTGATTTGCATTTGCCACAGCCGTTGGATATTCTTTAATTATCAGCTTTCCAGTAGTTTTTTGTTGCAACTTGTCAATTTTTTTGTCGAATGTGCTCCTAGCCATAGTTGCAACATCTTGTATAGATGTATTCAATAGATTTGCATCAATACGTTCTGCAATCTTCTCTTCCGACATCTCACATGTAATATATAACACATCGTATCCCATAAGCAAATGATTTGCGGCACAATCACACATGAATAGAGACTTGCCAACGCCAGTACCCGCCAAGGCGACATTCAATGTTTTCTTGGGCAAACCACCTTTAGTGACACGGTTCAACATATCTAAATGGAATGGTATCTTTTCCTCGACACGCTGATAAAATTCAAATCTCGATTCCCAATCCTCAATAAAATCATGTCCAATATTACTATCAAATGATACCGCAAGGGCCTCACTCAGAATTTTAGGCATTTCACCTTTTTCTGGCGAATCATCATTTATAATTGTAATTGATTTCATAACCGCATTATATATCGCTCGGTCTTGACACCATTTTTCGGTCGCATCTAGTTGCCATTCACTGTTGCGATGTTCATCTTTTTGATTGTGTAAATATACAACCATTTCTTTACATTCATTGAAAATATTTTCAGACACGTTCTTTTCGTCTAAAGAAATCAACAAAGAATCCTTGGTCGGGAGGTCGTTGTATTTCTCTATATGTGTTTTCATTAAATCAAACACAACTTTATTAGATTCGTTCTGAAAATACTCCCTCTCAACAAACGGCAGGGCCTTTCTTACATAGGCCTCGTCTGCAAAAAGACAATTCATCACTACTTGTTCAGTCAATTCCATTGAGTTTTTTCGCTTCCAATATTAACTTTTCATATTCCGTTTTTAAATGATCAGCCTGACGATACAATTCGTCAGACCTTTCTTTTTTACTTTTTTCACTAGTGACACGAGTCATCGTAAATGTAGTCGGTTCCTTGTCCTCAGTTCCGTAAACTTCCATCCATTTATCCTTTGGGCAACGAATGTTTGCAATTTTTGCCTTGGCTGGCATAAAACAACCACACGCCTTACATATTTTTAATGTTTGGGCATATTCTTCACAAGATCGACAGGTCGACAATCTTTGTTGATACACATGCCCAGAGGTAAATATCTTACTCATCAACCGACTCTATATTTTTTTCTGATATGTTCATCAAACTTCGGATCGCTAAAAATGGTATCCCAAAACTCATCATTGTGAGTCTCTTTCTCCCGAAACTTTTTATCCATAACCTCACCAGTTTCTATATCGACTCGTTGCAACCAGCCACCAGATCTTAATAATACACCATAATCAAGGGCCATGTCAATAAGCCCGCTGAATTTATCTACACCCTTGTCCCAAGAAACTGAAATTGGAATCTTTGACTTTTCTTTTACAAAGCGAGATTTTTCAACATTAATAACAAAATGGTATCCTTGAATTTCCGCACCGACTTTATCCTGTTGGCGTCCCACAATCCAAATGGTATCGGCACTATAATACATACCAGTTCCACCAGAAACCACTTTTGTTGGATACAACCCCTGAGAGTCGTATGTGTGGTTAATAGCAACCATAGGAATGTCCTTCATCGTTAGATGGGGTGTAATCATACGAAACAACGACTTAAACTGCTTAGCGCGTGTCATGTCCGCTGCGCTACTACCCTTTTCTGCATCTTCAACCTCTTTCTTAGATGCAAGATTTCCAACAGAGTCGACCATAACAAAAACTTTATCTTCTGGCTCCAATTCGTTTAATTGTGAAACCATATCAAATTTAAGTTCTTCCAAATTTGTCACTGGAATATGCACAATTCGTGTTGTGTCGATTTTAAAAATATCAAAATATCCTTGCGGCGTACCAAACTCAGAATCGTAGAAAAGAACTAAACCTTCAGGATTCTTATCCATAAACGCCTTCATCATAATCAGGCCGAACGCCGTCTTAAAATGTTTCGAGGGTCCAGCGATCATCGTCAATCCTGATGTATATCCACCATTTAAAGAACCAGAAAATGCAACATTCATTGCCGGAATATTTGTCGGGGTACTATCCTTTTCATGTAGAAATTTTGACTCCGATAGAATACTAACCCTACCATCTTTGAAAGAAGAATTCTTTCTCAGTTTTGCCATTAAACCTTTACTCATATTTTTTTCCTTTTCATTTTTCGATTTCTTTCATTATAACATAAAATATTGGGTTTGTCTAGTCTAAAAATTCACCTAATGGGTTTATTTGTTCAATTCTTTCTTGACAGATTTTAAAATAATCCTCTGATTTCTCAATACCAATAAAGTCAAACCCCAAATCTTTTGCTGCCATACCAGTAGAGCCAGAACCCATGAATGGATCAAGTACAGTACCACCTTTAGGCGTGACAAGCCGCACCAAGTATTTCATTAATTCTTGCGGTTTAACTGTTGGATGTTTGTTGTTCTCACCACGTTCTTTCTTTGATACTTTTGGGCAATAGAAATACCTTGCAGCAGAACCTTCCTCTGTTACGAACCAACTTTTTTCCTCTTGATTAGGTATTCCATCTATAAAATCACCACCACTTCTTTTATAACTCATATGTCTAGTGTTTTTATTTTTAGGAAATATATCTTGCACTACATCACTACCATCGTGCATTATATTTGCTGGGAATCTACCCTCAACATCTTCATCAGATTCAACCCGACTAGCATCAATATTGATAGCACCAGTTCCGTGTTTCAACACATTCTTGGCAACAGTACTTTCAGATATTGGTTTACGACCTACCGCAATCGGTTCGTGTGCAGGCTTGATTGCAGTTCCCCAACCTTCCCATTCTGTATTACCCTTTGTTACTGTTTCAGTTCCATATCCAAACATTGCTTTATTATTTTGGTTTGCTGGGTCAGCAGTATATCCTGCACCTTTTCCTATTGCTTTTTCAACACTACCTCTTTCTATTGTTCCAATAACTTCTCTATCGTTACCTAGTGTCTTATCAACATTTTTTCCAATATTGTGAGACTTAGGAAATCCACTTCCATACAACCACATCATTTGATCACGAATTTCAAACCCAGCATCCTCAATCGCAACCGCCATTCTATGATAATTGCGTGAAGCAGAAAATGCAAGTAGATGGCCACCTGGCTTCAATAATTTCCAAGCAAGTCTCCAAGTCTCGGCACGAAATGCAATATCACCACCGTCCCACTCTTGACCCATAAATCCACCGGCAGACATTCTTGCATAACCGTCACCGCGAGCTCTCGCTCTTTCTGAAGTCTTAGTGTTGTCGCTCAGAGATGTTTTTCCAAATCTGTCTACGATAGATTGTAGGTGATATGGCGGGTCTGTAACTACCGCATCAACTTGCACACCTTGGTCAATTAATTTCTGCATTTCTTCAATACAGTCACCGTTAATAATCATCTATTTCTCCTAAAAAAAGTCGTCTATTGTAAATCGTTTTTCAAGTTGCCAACCGATAGTATCAGTTATAGTTTTGATTGGGTCAAGAAAGGCCTTTTCAAATTGTTTATTGTGATCGATAAATCTATGCAAATCAAATTCTTCTGGTAAAACTGAACTTATGGCAATCGTATTATTACCTAAAGGATTCGGTTCTTTAAGATATACAAATTTAATCTTTTCGCCCTCTTGTATAACTGGATATGTCATACCTAAATTATGTTTTTCGACTAGTATATTGTAGTGAATGACTCCTTTAACGTGTATGGGCGTACCTTTCTTGAATATATGCACAGCATCTTTGTATTTTTTCAAACCATTGACTGAGCGCGGGAATGCAATCATATCAACATCCATTTTCTTAAATTCTTCACGAAAGTTTTCAACATAGGCGATCAACTCATCATTATCACCTTTCATAATAACCTTAAACGATTGTTTCAATCTGTCACGACATGCCGCAGGAGTGGATGATCTTACCGCCTCAATACCCATGATTTTCAATTCGGGTGTCTTATATCGCACCCCTTCATTATCATGCACATTCAAAATGTACCGTTTTTTTGCAGTCCACAGTCCTTTTGACGCAATAACTTCTCGCGCCATAACCATTTTCTGTTCGTATGAGTTCATATACGAAGCAAGATCTTCGTAAGACTTATTGATAAACGGTTCAAGTTTATCTTGAGCCACACGATCCAGAAAAGATACCACTTTGTCTGTAGGGATATTTCCCGCAAGATAATCTTCCTCTCCAAAGACTTTCGAAACCAAGTCGCTAAAAACAACGTATATTGAGTCCGTATCTGAAGCAATGACATATTCCTTATCCTCCGTATTTTTTAGAGTTCTATTCATGTATTCATTTACTCTTTTCTCGATCCAGCGAATACTTAACTGGCCCGACAGAGTGATCGATTCTGCCTGTCTAATGTCAAAATATCTAAAATACTGATTACCTAACGCACCATAAGCAGAGTTCAACAAAATCTTTGCAGCCATCTGTTTATTATTTAACTGTGCAATTCTTTTGTTTAGATGAACTGGGTCACCACCATCAATCAACTCTTGTTTACATTTTAACATCTCTTTCTTTGAGATAACACGCTCATCATACATTCCCTGCATCAACTTAGGTAAAAATCCACGTTTTTTATTGTCATATAACACACCATTTGGTGTCAGAGAATATCCAAAATTTTGACAGGCCTCAGTATCCGTTTTCTTTTCCAGAAGATCATCGACACTGGTATCAACTCTATCAGTTTCTATCAATGTCTCTGGACTGATATTGTACTGCATAATCAAATGTGGATAAAGACTGTTCAAGTCAAAAGACAATACCCAATCGTGAATTCCGACATGCGGTTCTTTAACATAACCACCGGCATATGCCTCAGTTTTTTGGTTGAAAGTTTTTGGAGGTACGACGATATCATCTTTTTTCAAGAGATTAAATGCAATCGAATCCCATGTTCTAATAGGTGACATAACCTCGTCATAATTAACTCGGGCCTGATAGGCGATAGTGATTAACAATTCTATCAATTTTAACTTATCATCCAGTTTGTCAACTAAT